CGTCGCGCTCCTCGGCTTCGACGGCCGCCGTGCTCGGACTCGGCGAGGAGTAGCCAAGCACCCACGAGACGATGCCCTCGTCGTCGCGTTCGGTGGTTGTCACCCGACGGTGTTCGCCCCGGGGCGCGGGCTCGTCCCCGCCGGGTGCCAGCTGTTCGACCCGCTCTCGAAGTGATTCTCTGAGACTCATGATGTATCAGTAGCTGATGAGGAAGGCGTCGCCGTCGTCGTCCTCGTCGAACTCGGTGTCGTCCGAGGCCGCCCAGACCGCCTGCATCGCCGCGTCCAGGTAGTCCGGGGAGTTCTCGAGGCGCTCCTTGATGTCGTCCTTCGAGCTGAGCGTGTAGACCTCCGCCTCGCGGCTGGAGTACCACTTCTCGGTGAACTCGAGTTCGCGAGCGCCGGCGAGCATCTCCTTCCGGAGCTGGCGTTCCCGGATCACGCCACCGTTGTCGAGGAACTCGCCGAGGAGCGCCATCCCCTCCGCCCACTTCGAGTAGTACGTCGTCTCTTGGCTCGCCGTCGAGCCAGCCTCGAACTTCCCGACGTCGGGGAGCGACTCGTTCAGCTGGTCGTGGATCGCCGAGCCGTGGCCGATGAAGTCGACCGCGACCGGGTGGCGCGGCATGTCGAGGAGGATCTCCTCGAGTTCGTCGCCCTGGTCGATGTGGTTCGTCCCGCGTTCGGCGTAGTGGATCTCGATGACGTCACCGTGGACGGTCGCGAGCACGGTCTGGTCGGTCTCGCGGGCGACGTCGATGCCCGACCCGAGCGGGGCCGGGAGCTCGAAGTCGGGCTGGTCGTCGAGGACCTCGCCGCGTGCCCAGGCGTCCTTTACGTCGCCGACGCCGTACGGACGGTGGACGCTCGCGCCGTCCGGGGGCATGATCCCGGCGCGGCGTCGGTACCAGCGCTTCGAGAGGTCCGCTCGGAAGTCGGGGTTGTTCTTGAGCGTGTCGTCGTCCCGGAAGACGGGGTTGCCGTCCTCGTCGAGCTTCGGCGCGGAGACGCGGCGGGCCTCCTCGAGGCCGGGCCATGCCGAGCCGTTGTACTCCTCCCAGTCGTCGGCCAGCTTCGATATCGTCGCGATGCCGTCGATCAGCGGCCCCTCGGCGTTCCCGAGTTCGACCTGGACGTTGTGCGCGTCGAACGTCGAGAACCGGAGGACCTCCCACTTCGGGTGGTCCTCCATGTACTCGTAGATCGAGTTGGTCTCGTCCTCGGGCGGGTTGGCGATGGCGATGAGGCGGTCGCGGTCGTCGCTCGCGAGCGAGCGCATCGCGTCGATGACGTCCTCGTCGACGGCGGCCTTGTCCGCCTCCTCGATGATCGCGAGGGTGTACGCGCCGTGGACGCCTTCGAGTTCCCCGGCGTCCCGCGGGGAGCTGGCCTCGAAGAAGTGCTCGGGCTCGCCCTCGATCTCGATGCGTTCGGGGCGGCTCTTGTACTCGCCGGGGAGTGGAACGCGGGCGTTGCCGTGGAGCGCCTCGACGGGCTTGCAGTACGTCCGCTTCATCTTCCGCTCGGTCCCCGAGGTCGCGAACGACACGGCGGGGTAGCGGATGAGGAGCCAGACGATGGTGATCGCGGCGAGGATGTAGGACTTTCCGAGGCCGTTCGCGGTCACCACGAGCACCTGCTTGTGCTTGGCGACCGCGCGGCAGATCTCGGCCTGCGCGCCGGCGACGGTGATCCCGAGGTAGTCCTCGATGGCGTCCTCGAGCCAGGTGACGTCGCCAGCGTCCGCCCGCTTGGCGTAGTGCGCCGGGGGCTTCGGCGGAGCGTCGGCCTCGGAGCCAGTACTGGTCGTCGACATGTTAGTCCTCGTCGTAGTAGCCCTTGAGGTTCGACATGAACGCGTCCTCGAGGCCCTCGTGATGGACGGTCAGCTCGTCCTCGGGCGCGATGCCGAACTTGTCGCAGAGACTCTCGAACCGCCGGAGGAACCGCTCGTCCATCGACCGCCGGAACTGCTGGAGGCAGATCGCGGCCGCGTCCTTCGCGATCTCCTGGGAGCCCTCCGGGGAGTCGAGCCGGTCGCGGGCGTCCTCGAACGCCTTCTTCTCCTCCTCGGTGAGGTGAGACGTGAAGTGCTCGGAGAACGCCCCGTGCTCGAAGCTCGGGTTGTTCTCCCCCCGGTTGTCGATTGCGCCGGTGTGGTGCGAACACGGGCCCTCGCTCTTGCCGTCGACGCCCCAGCCTGCGGCGAGCGTGCAGTACGCGACGTCGTCGCGCTCCCGACCGTGCTCGGTCGCCGTCGTCCGGTCGGACTTCGTCGCCGCGCAGATCCGATGGCTCTTGTCCGGGTCTGGATGGACTGGATGCCCCTCCTCGTCGGTCGGGGCCGCCTCGGCGATCTCGAGGTCGGGATTCTCGTCTGTCATGGCGTGGTCGTCAGAACTCGGGGTGTCATGGCGCGGTCAGGGCCCGGGGGTCGTGTCGCCAACGCTGGGTGGTCCGGTGCCGTACACGCCGGGTGGTTCGGTTGTTGAGTCGGGGAGGCGACGGTCGTGTTCGTCGCCGAGGTGACAGGACGGGCAGAGGGCGACAAGGTTGTGGCGGTCGTGGCGTCGTTTGTCGTTGTTGATGTGGTGGACGTGCCACGTGGTGACCTCGTCTGCGGTCCGGTCGCAGCCGGGGCAGGCGTAGGTCTCTGCATCGTGGAGTTCCCAGAAGAGGTCGCGGGCGGGCTCGCGGATGTTGGTCGACGAGCCGGATGGGCCGTCCATCGTGTCAGCCCTTGGAGTGGAGGATTTCCTCGGCGCAGCTGGGACAGATGGTGATCGTGTCGCCGAGTTCGTAGCCGCGGTCCTGCATGCGGCCGCCGAAGTCCTCGCTGAGCCAAGTTGCTTTCCGGAACTGGCCGGCGAGCGCTGGCCGGTCCCCGCGGATCTCGCAGACACCGTCGATTCGAGCGTCACAGTGGTAGTCGTAGCCCATCTGTCAGTCCTCCACTTCGTTGACCACGCGAAGTGCGATGGTCGGGTCTCGCTCGATGAACTGGCCGGGGACGTCAACGAGGAGCTCCGTTCCGTCAAGCAAGTCCTCTGCTTCGTCCTCGGTCAGCTCGAGAGCATAGACGTACTCGTCTTCGTCGTCCATCGGTCAGATCTCGAGGCCGTCCTCGGCGAGGCTCTTCGTCTCCTGGAGGGTCGTGTACTTCTCGATGGCGTACCAAGCGGCGAACCCGAGCCCGATGAACAGCCCGTTCGCGGTGACCGCGAGGAGTTCGACAATGCTGGGGCGACCGTCGACGGCGACCGCAGACGAGGCCATCATCAGGGCGACGCCGATGAGGAACAGCGCCGAGACGAACGCGGGGTGGACTCGGCGCTCGCGGATGAGCTGGAAGTACAGCGCTGCGGACATCCAGACGGCGCCGGCGATCATCCCGAGGACGTTGACGAGTGGCGGTTCACTCATTGTCTTTTCCTCCGGGGGCGAGCTTGATCGGGAGTTCCCGAAGAGCCAGGTCCACGCCGAGCAGCGCGGAGATAAGGCTCACGAGGATGACTTTGTTTTCGAGGCTCAACGAGATCTGCGGATGGATCGAGTCCGCCGCGATTAGGCTCAGCAGCGTGAGAACCGCCGCGAGGCCTGCGAGCGAGCGGGCCTTCTTTCGTACTGTCATTCATGATACCAAGAGTGTGTTTCATGCCCAGGACCGGATTTGAACCGGCGACGGGCAGCGACGTGCGACGCTGCTGTTCATGGCCTCGAACAACCTGGGCGAGGTGAGTTCGGGATCGAGCAGGGGGTGGAAGTGTGCTGGCCGGGAGTTGAACCCGCCGCGTTGCGAGGGTCCGCGTTGCCCGCGGAGTAGTCTCGCTCAACGGCACTACTGGCCAGCAACCCGGGCGTCGTAGCGCCCGGTTGACGCGCGATCCCGAGGTCCGCGAAGAGGCCAGAGACGTGAACGCACGAAACAAGAGCCCTCCGCCCATGCCGCTGGAGAAAAGCCCACGGCGGTACATCATCGGGCACTCACCTCACTTCTCGGTGAACGTCCGGATGTCCTCGATCTGCTGGGACGTCCAGCGGCCCGACCGACTCGCGGCCTTGGTGTTGATCGATATCGGGTAGCCAGTCACGACCTCGCGCATCTCCATGTCGATGACGAGCCGGTAGGTCACCCCGCCGAAGGTCTCGCGGAACCAGACCGTGCCCGGATCCGCGTCGCGGGTGACGCCGGTCTCGATGCAGCCCCGGACGATCTCGTCGTCGAGGTGGCGCGGCGGGCGGTCGTCCTCGTAGCGGTCGTGGAAGCGCTCGGGGAAGTGGAACGACGGCCGGTACGCCGACGGCTCCCGAGGGTACTCGCTCTCATCCGGGGAGTCAGTAGACATGGGTGGAGCGGGTGGAGCGGTCAGAAGATGTGGAGCTCGTCGATGGGGTCGTCGGTGAACGTCGCGTTGTAGACGTCCTTGATGCGGTCGTAGATCTCGACCGTGCGGTCCGAGGAGGTCTCGGTTCCGCAGCTGGCGCCGCAGATCATGTTCGCGTAGCCGGTCGGCGAGTCCTCGAAGCGGAGTTTGCTCGAGCACCGCGGGCACCGCGGGTCGGCGTGGTTGTGCATCCAGCTGGCGTCGTAGCCGAGGCGGTCGAGGCGCTCGGCGAGCGCGTACCAGATCCAGACGTCCCAGCCGTTGGTCTCGGACTTGAGCCGCCGGAGTGCGAGGGCGGCCGTGCCGTAGAGGTCGACGTAGTAGTCGGCGTGGGACAATTGCTGGCAGCGCCGAAAGACCGAGGTGAGGGCGGTGCAGCTGGAGACGAGTTCGCCGGTGGTGAGTTCGCCGAGGGGCGTCCACGAGTCGTCGACGCTGTCTTCGACGGGTGCCCGGTACGCGATGTTCGAGTCGACGTAGTGGCGGTCGTCGTTGAGTGTGGCGCCGCTCTGGGGGCAGAATGCGTGTTTTCCTTTCATTTGGGAACGTTGGGAAGAACAGACCACAGGCTGGCGAACCCTCGAGATCATCCGTAATCGTCCCCCGAGGAGGCGATCCTGTGGTGTGCTCCAGGCCTATTTTAGCGTTCGATCTCTCCTCCTTGCGTGGGAGCGCTTTCGGGCCTCTTAATCGGCTGTTCACTCTTAAACTTATCGGGGAAAATGGAAGTCCGAGGAGGAGAGCGGGAGGCCGGGCGAGCCTTACCAAACATCTGGAGGGTGAAAGAGGGCGGGTGTTTGGTAAGGTCGCCGGAGAAAAAGCGTCGTCAGCGCTCGGCGTCGTCCGGCCAGCGCCAGACGAGCTCCCCATCAACGAGGACCACCAGCCTCTCGGACGTGATCCGGTCGTAGGCGTACAGCAGCGAACTGAAGCCCCCGAGGCCGTGGCGGTACTGGCCGACCTTCGCGTACGCCATCACCAGCTTGTGCCGCCGTCGCCGAACGCGAAGCTCGGCGAGGTATCCCGCTGGGTCACTGACGACCCGGCAAACCGCCTTGAGGGCGGCCCGGATGCGGTCAAGGATCATCCTCCGGCTTGTAGAAAACGAACCAGCGCGTCTCGACGTTCGTTTTCTTGCTCGTCGTACCGAACAGTGGATCGACCGGGGCGAGCTCGAGGACGTCGGTGAAATCAACGGCGTTGTCAGCGAACTTGAACACGAGCGTCCCGCCGGGGGCGAGCACACGCCAGAGCTCCTCGAATCCGGCCCGTAGGTCCGCCTGCCACGTCTCGGCGTGGAGAGCTCCGTACTTCTTGGTCATCACCCCTTTCAGTTGGTTCATTCCGTCCGCCTTCTTCGCGTGAGGCGGGTCGAAGACAACGAGATTGACGGACGCGTCCGGGTAAGGAAGGTCCCGGAAGTCTTGGACCTCATCCGGTTGAACCGCGTAGGTCCGGCCTTCTTGGCCGTGGAATCCGGCTTCAAGCTCCCGACGGTCGATGTAGAGGGTGTCGTCTCGTTGCTTCTGTCCGGGGAGCCAGATGGTCCGGCCACCACAAGTCGCGTCGAGGATCTCCTCGGCGACCTCCGATCGTTCAGTATCGTCCTCAGACATCCCGATCCGCCTCCGTCTGGTCGGTTCCCGTGCTGGACTGCTCAGTAGCCGTGTCTGCAAAACGGGCTTTTCGGCCTCGGTCTGCTCGGCGAGAAGTGACTGCCAGCGCTGTTCCATCGCCCACCAGAACGCGCCCCACCAGTCGCCCGGATCGACGCCGCCCTCGTGGCCAATGCAAGCGAGAGGCCCCCACGCGCTCGTCGTGCTCGACAGAACGAGATCGATATCTTTCGACGGCAGACGGTTAGTTCCGTCTGAAGACATCACGCACCGCCTCCATTCTGGTCGGCTTCCGTGCTCGACTTATTGAGACGGCTATCCGAGAAGTGGATGATTGAATTGTTGGGAAAGTCCACGACACATACCTTTTCGGCTTCGACCGACTCGCCGTCCATTCCCTCTAAGGCGTCGTAACCGTTCACGATCTCCTCGCCGCAAACGGGGCATTCGCCGCCGTCCTCTATCGGTTCAGGCTTCTCTGCGCGGGCCTCTGCGAGCGCAGACAGGAGCTTCGTTGCACCGTAGGGCGTGATGCAGTCACGCCACTCCCCGCCGAAGATGTCTTCTAACTGCTCGCGGTCCGCGTCGAACAAGTGGCCGAAGTCACGTTCAGTTCCGTCACTTCCAGCATCACTCATCGGTCTGCCTCCTGCTGTTCAGTTTCCGTGTCGTACTTACCGCTCCCGTCGGCCATGACCTCCTGCTCGTCGCCCTCGACACACTCCGTGCAGTAGCACTCGAACGGGTCCTCCGAAACCTTCTCGGGCTTCCCGTGGAACGCCTCACCGCACCCAGCACAGACCCAGTCGCGGCCACTCGGTTCGTGAGGCGGCTGCGGCGGCCTATCACCCATCACTGGGACCACCTCATGTCGCAGTCACGGCATTGCAGAACCTGCTTGTCGCCCCACGTCTCTTTGTCTTCACGCGCCCGGATCAGCAGTGTTGCGTCCTCGTGGTGGCAAGTCCCACTCATCTGCAACCCCCCGCGTGTTCCGGGCAGACCGGAACCATTTTCGGGTAGTACTCGTCTTCGTCGGAGAGGTCGAAGCCGTCGACAGCGGTGGGTTCCCATGTCTGACCGCAGAAGTGACACACCGCGTACTCCGCGTTCGAGTCGACGAACGGCGGGCGTTCATCACGGCGTTCGTCCCGGGTGGTCCGGCGATTAGTTCCGTCCGTTGACTGCTCAGTCATTGGTCAGTACCTCCAAGTTTGATTGCTTGCCATACGAACATTGTTGAAATATTCTCCTCATTTCCAGTGAACGTATTTGGTGTCGCCAGCGGCGACTCGGTGCTTGTTGAACGCTTCCTTACATGATGATCGCCCGCAGTAGCGCGTGTCCTCGATCTCCTTCGAGTCGGCCTTCCGCGTCGCCCGACCGCAGTTGTCGCACATCATGCTGTTACCTTGTACCTCTCGCGGACGTGTTTGGGGAGCTCCGGGTGGCGCGTCATGTGCCAACGCGGGAAGTACCGCCACTTCCGGTACGTTCCCGTGTCACCCCACCGCTTCGGCGCGGCGTCGAGGGCACACGACCAACAAGTGTGGAACAGCCAGAACTCGTACGGCAGCTCGTCAACCGACTTCCCACAGTTGGTGCATTCTCTGTCGGTCACGCGATTCTCCCCTCCGGAGCCGATGCGTAATCACAGTCTGGATGCCAGCTCTCTGCCGCCAGAGCCATGTCGATGAGGTACCAGTCTCCGTTCTCAGCACGTGCGAAGTCTACACTCCAGACTTCAAGATCGTCCAACGCCTCGTGGCGGTTCGCCTTCGTCGCCGCCGATGTCGCTGCCACACGTACTTCCGGCGGGGGCGACGTCTCCGCGTGCTCGTCTCCAATCTCCTTCCACTCCGGCAGGTCGGGTTGCTTGATGGCATCCTCTGGCCAGTAGTAGTGACTGCATAGTACGTCGTCCGGGCCAGCGAACACCCGAATCTCCGTACCGATGGGGAGTCCGCCGAAGGCGGTGAAGCTGTGGTCTATATCGATCCACTCACGTACGAGGAACGCGGCTGGACGCATCATCTTCTTCGCAGCGTCGCTCACCAGGCCCGACGCGATGGGGAGAACGTCGTCCGCATCAGCTGCACGAACAGCGCTTGCACCGTCGTGTTTCGCGCTGCTCAGGTCGGTTCGGATGAACACCGGCCAGCCGAGGTCACAGGCAGCCGTATCCAGCTCACCATGTGGGAAGTTCTTCGGATTCTCACCTTCGAGTAGCGGTAGCGCATCCATGAAACCGAACTCCACCACCTTCGTTTCCAGCGTTTTCACATCCGAATGTTCGGTGGCCACCTCAGCCGCGTTCAGCCAGTGCAGCGCACTGTTCGGGTTTACAGAGTCGGTCATTTCAGTATCCTCAAGCCCCGCCGAAGAATCGAACTCCGGATGATACCAATCGGGGTTAGTCTTCTGCCTTCTCTTCGTCTTCAACCGGGCCGAGTAGTTCGAATCCGCCGCACTGGTCGCCGAACCGGTCGGACGTAAACCGAACTCGAACCTCAGTTCCTTCGCCGTACTTCCGGGCTACGCGATCCACAGCCTGCTGGAGGAAGTCGCCGTTCTCGGTCTCCGTGAGCCACTCTGACGCGCACGGAAGGCTCGCCGAATGGCCGTAGTCAGTCGGTGTGATGGTTCCTTCAACGGGGAATGGCGTCTCAATCTGCATGGTCAGAACACCTCTGCCCGCCGTTCGTCTTCGATACTCAGGTCTGCACCACCGAGAATTGCGTCAGCAGTCGCGCGTGCGTTCGCCTCGTCGCTGACGGTGAGCATCGCGCTGTTCTTCAGCCCATTCAGTTCGACGGTACCACCTTCGTACACCGATGATGCCACGATGTCTCCGAGTTCAACCGGGCCGCGCTGGTCGCCGAAGTATTCTTCAAGAACTTGCTCCGCCGTTTCCAGCTTGGCGATGACGCGGGCCGATTCCGGCGTCTCCTCGTCGAACTCTCGTGCTTGCTCGTCGGCCTCCGACTTCATCCCACGAACTCGGGACTCGCTAAGACCATCGCTCTCGATTTTAGTGGCGAGTTTCTGAGTTTCCTTGACGCGAGTTTGGTGGTAGGCTTCCTCGATGTCGTTGTCTGCGTTCTCGTACTCCTCTTCAGAGAACTCGATCTGGTCATGAAGGAGGTGAGCCTCCTCAACAATCACAGTGCGTTCGGGGTCGGGTCGGTCTTCGGACATTGCACCCTCATCTACCATCCCCGACTACTTAGTTCTACTTACTAAGTCTAAGCAATACTTGGTAAGTAGAACTAAGTGGTGGCGAGTGCTACTTAGGTACACTAATGAGTCAATCCACGGAAGAGGAGCATATGACCAAATATCAGTTCCAGATAGACGACGACAAATGGGAAGACTGGAAGGATACCGTTCCCCGATCCAAAAGCCTTGAACAGCGAATCATCGAACTGATTGAGGCCGACACCGAGGGGCGCGTCGAGGAACCGGACGACGACGAGTAGTGCCGGTCGTGTTTGAACTATTTAAAACTTCGACAGAAATCATTTAAGTCACCGCCGGATACTAGCCGCGCACACGTGACAGGTCGCGCGGACGTACAAGACAAGATCGCCGCCGACATCGCTTCTCAAGGTTTCGCCGAAATTACAGAACCCCGGCCCCAAGACTACGAGTACATCGCCCAGAAAGTCGCAGACAATGTCTTCCCGATGCACCCGACGGAAGACGGCTACGGTGGCCGCGGCCAAGAAGACGTGATGGCGATGGCTCGCCTCCACGTCTACCGCCACCTTGTCGAAGACCTGGAGTCGTTCCCCGACGCCGAGCGCCACCTCAAGAAGCACGACGGCGTGGTCTCACGCCTCGGCCTAAAGAAGCCACGGAGTCGTGAGACCATCCGCCGCAGCTGGAAGGAACAGTTCGACGGCGCTCACGAGTACATCCGAAAACAGGCGCTCGATCTCCGAGAGGCCATCGGGTGGGGTATGGACGGCGTCCTGATGGCGATGGGCGTCAACGACCAGTCGCTGTCGTACCCTGAGTTCAGCCCTGAAGGCATCCGCCAGTCAGCGAAGGAAGACGCCTACGAGCGCATCCGTCCGATTCTCACCGACGTCATCGACTTCGACCGGGCCGAGAACGTCTCGGTTCCTGCCGACGACCTCACCGACTACGCCGCGTGGCTGTCGCGTCGCCGGGAGATGACGCCCGAGTCAATGAACGCCTACGTCGCCGACGAGGAACTCGATAAAGCGCCCTTCGACCCGGAGACCTACCGGCGAGCGCTCCGCAACAAGGAGCGAGAGAAGACCGAATTGCGTGACGGTCAGACTGTCTGGATGCCGCCGCTGAACCCGAGCGTTGACCTCACCGACGACTACGGCGGCACCGACGACTGGCACTCCACAACCGAGGAAGGCATCGGTCGGTTCGTTGAGGAACTGAAGGACGAAGGCCTGATCGACGGCCCGGTGCCGGTCTGTATCGACGCCTCGATTCGGGACTACCACAAACACCCGGACGGAGCCGACAAACAGCCCGAAGGCGTCTACCGTGAGAAGCACTTCGACACGAACTATGGCTGGAAGGACATCACCGCGAACGCCATCATCGACGGGCGTGCGGTGGTTCTCGCCAACATCTCGATGGTGCCCGGCGACAAGACGCCGAAGGCCGTCCGGTACCTCATCGACCGGTCGCTCGACCTCGTGGACGTCGAAGCCTTCTACGCCGACTCCGCGTTCGCCAGCGTGGCGAACTGCCGGTACATCGACCACCTCGGCGAGGACTACGTCTTCAAGATGCGCCACACCAGCGGCGTGAAGGCCGAACTGGAGGACTTCACCGGAAAGGCAGACTACACCGAAGACTACCCTCTCCAAGAGGGCAAGTCCACGCGAGTCCACAAGACCACACTGTTCGCCGTGGAGAAGCGCGGGAAGATCGACGTGAAGCGGGGCGAGACCCGGCACGATGACCACTCGCAGGCCGGGTTCGAGGACTTCGGATTCAACGAACCCGAGGGACAGCTCACGTTCGACGATCTCGCTCCCGACGATGACGTGGAGTACGTCGCCTTCCTGACGAACAAGGAGATCAACAGCCAGGGCATCGACCCGGCGATGAAACCCGTCGCGCACGACAACGAGCGGACAGTGTGGGGGCAGGCCGAACGGTACCGGCGTCGCTGGAGTATTGAGACGGCCTTCCGCCAGATCAAGTACCAGTTCATCCCGCAGACGCGGTCACGAGACCTCGGCACTCGCCGGTTCGTCTGGATGATGGGCATCCTCCTGCTGAACGCGTGGGCCACGCTCAACATCTTCGTCCGGCAGTGGGCGTCGCAGACGTTCGACGAGGACGACACCGACCCGCCAGTCCCCGGCAAGGAGATGCTGGACGAGCTGGCGAAGACCGAGCACGGCTAACCCCGTCGTTTCCTCACCGCGCTCGCCGACTCGTGAGCCGCGCGGCTAGCGTTCGGTCGCTGTTTTCGGCACTTCTTCTCTAGAATCAGACAACCGCGTTCTCGCCGCCAGTCGTGACCGGCGAGCGTCAGTCTCGCCGTTCTTCTTTTCGGTCGCTGCTGTCTGGTACAGAAGCCATCCTTTGAGGTACTAATTGGTCCGCCTCCTGCTGATCAGTGTCCGGCTGTACTAACCGATTCAGCTCGTCGATAGTCTCCTCGCAGTCCGAACAGACCTCGTCGAACGACCGCCTCGGACCTCGCTCCTCACACATTGGACAGGTCACTAAGTGCTCGCCGGCAGCGCGACACGTGCCGCAGTATCGCGGGTCACGACCGTGACCGGCGTAGCCGCCGCAACACTGGCAGTGGGCTTCACGTGGTTCGTGACGAGGTCGATCAGTC